TAGTTCCCATGGTTGTGATTACGTAAGGCGTCCCCACCACTAGGGCCGTTGCGTTGACGTTTGCGCCTGTTGAAGACTCCTCAATGCCCCAGATACTATTGTAGTGCCCGAAGTAGTTGTCTTGGAGTGTGACCTGCAGCATCCCCGCAACCATGTTGTTGCCTGCGGCGGGCGAGCTAGACAACGCAATCACTGAGGCGACACCCCCGCCCTTTAGGTTCGATATCCCGCTTCCTGCGGTGGATAGGAAAGTGAACTGCAAATCAATGTGTACCGGCGCCTTGTGTAGGCTGTTGAAAAACTGCGTAAAATATCGGTTAGCCATGCGGCCCCCTTTTATTTAAATTTTGTGTAGTGAAGGCGGGGCGGCGGATATGGACGAACCGCCGCCCCGCCCCAGGCCCATGTCATAACTCATGTGCCAAGCTGCACGATCCCATTCCACCCCGGTGCGCTGCAAATCAGATTGCCATAAAAGCCGAGACGAATCTCAAGACTATCGCTTGCCCCGGTTCTGATACCTTGGAGGCCCTCAAGGCCATAGGTGAGCACGTGGGGCGCTTTCCCCAGGCTGCGCAGCTTCCAAGTGTCTAACTGGAGCATGTAGGCATTGCCCTTTGGACACGACCTATCCGGCAGGCAGGTGAGGAGCCCGTATGGGCTATGCAACTTGATTCCCGCGAAGCTAATGTCTGCGGTGTCGTGCGACACCGCGACATACTGAACCTTACTACCCAACGCTTTTTCCAGGGAGGAGTAGTCCTGAAAATTCATGAAGCAGTAGTCAGGCGCGCCGCCGTTCAAGTTGATTTGTACGGCACCGTCGATCAGGGCCTCCTCTATGGGCTGGGAAGCCCCGTTATAGATGACGCCTTGGAGCCTGCTATCCTGGCTGCGGTTGACATTCCAAAAGGAATCTCCGCCGCCTACAATGGAAGTCGGCATCCAAGCTGCGAGGCCGGAAAGCTTGAGGTACGATCCCGTACCCGTTGCGCCCGTACTCGGAACGTCACCCTGCACATACAAGAACGTATTGGCGGCGGTCCATGGGCCACTCAAGCCCGCTGAGGTTGCCGTCGAGCTATTCCCCGTGATGATACCGCCAGAACGATTCACTGCCGTAATGGTAACGAAGTCCACGCTCGGTGCCGAACCATCCGTCGTAGTGGTGGACGCAAGGAGCACCATACCTACTTCGAACTGAACGACGCTTGAGACGTTAGCAAGCGTGATGGTAATCACAGGAGTACCGCCCACAACTGAGGAGGCGATTTGCCCGCGTGAACCCGTACCGCTTCCAAAAAGCCCCGACGCCAAATCGTTACTCAAGTTGCGAAAACCAGTATCGATGTTGAGCTTCGCTTCATCGACAAAGGCGCCCGCGTCGTTTGCGGTCGCTTCCAACAACTCGTTGGAAATAGTTACCACCTGGTAATTGCTTACTCGATACACAAAGAAGCTAGAGATCTGCGGCGCGGTTTGGTTATTCTGCGCGTTGGTAAACGTCGCAGAACGCCCTTGCGGCGTACCCCAGACAGTGGGCACCGGGATATATTTCCCGGCAAAACCAGTCGGACTCTCGTCCTTCGGTAAAAGTGAGAGCAGCGCATTTTTCTTATAGACTAGGTCTTTCATGTAGCTGTCGCCGGAGTAAAGCTCCTTAAGCGCAGCTACCTGATTTGTTACATTTGCAAAAGTTGCCATGGGGCCCCCTTAAAAGAGGCGCAAAGCACTGGCCTAGTTTTGGCCCAAAAACGCCCTCATTGCGCGTTCACGTCGTTCAGCTTCCGAGCTGGCCCCAAATCTTTGGGGCCTTTGGCTGTTAGACAGTGTTTGTGTACGAGGCGGCGCTTGTGTCGTGGTCTGCGACCCTTGGCCCCCGGCATTTTGCGAGGGGCGCTGTTCGTTGAGTAAGTTTCTAATTTTTTCGACTGATGCAGCTTTCCGCACCTCGTCCTCTAGCGTCGCTTCTACGTCCCGCATAGCTGTAGCCAGGTCTAAGCGCCTACCCTCTACGTCCATTACCTTTTGGATATACTCGGCAACGTCGTCATGGGAGGAATAGGCCTTAATTAACGCAAAATCGGGGTCGTTTTCGGCGGCAGTTTTAACTTCATTGGAAATCTGTTTTGCAAGCGCTGCCACTTGCGATTGTTGCTGTTTTTCGAGCAGGTCTTTAACGCTTGTCTGTGTGTCGGCGAGCTGCTGCTTTAACGAGGCCTCAAGGCGGCTAATGCGGAGTTCGTCGTTTGACGGTTGGTTGAGAAGTTTCTCGGTGAGACTGTCGTAAGTGTGTCCCTGTTCCAAAAACAACCCGAAAGGGTCGCTTTTCAGTCGTTCCATGACCGACGAGGTTTTCCCGGTTAACTCCTCTTTTTCTTTTGACCATGCTGCAAACTGTTGTTCCTTGGCTTTAAGCTCGGCGTCCCTTGCGCGTATCGCTTTTTCGCGCCGGATAAGGGCGGATAGGCGGGCCGTCGCGGGGTCAGCGTCAAGTGAGGGCTCAACCTGCGGCGGTAACTGCGACCCTCTACCAGTATCCGTTTGTGCGGGGCTCGTCGTGTTTGGCGACTCGAAAGGGGCGGCGGTGAAACTGTTATGAGAGAAGTCCATTGTGTTTTTTCCTTAAACGGGTAGTAGGTCACTGGTTGGCGGGGCCAACGGTTGCGCCATTGGCCCCTGTTCCGTGGGAGGCGGACCCCCTACGGCATTTTCGGATGGAGGGGTGCCCTCGGGGACAGGCGGGGGCGCTTGCGCCTCATCGAGAAGGGCTTTAGCCTGCTGGAAATAGGTTCTGAGACCTTGCATGCGGTCCTCTTCAAGGTCCAATTGTGCGTACAGGTTAATGTACTTCGTGGACAGGTCGAGGGCTTTTTCAAGGTTTGTGTAATTGTCGGGCGCGTCCTCTATGCCCTCGTAAACGATATCGTCGAGCTGTTTAAGAATGCGCTCCTCGGCGGCATTCTCTAGGCGGTCTACCTGCTCAATATCCGGGAAGGACAGGAGCCTGCGACCCTCCTCGGGGGCTAGTAGGCCCGCTTGCATCATCTCGGTAACCGTGGACAATCTGCCCGCCGGAGTCTTGGGGAGGTTAGAGGACTCGTAACATTGGATAATAAATGGATCGTCGAAGTCGGCGAGGTCCTCCAGGTCAATCTTTTTAACGCCCTTATTTTCTACACAAAGCGTTTGGTAACTCCCTTCGCGCTTGGCTATGTCGGCGGCGCAATAGATTACTTGGTAGGCTAGGTCTTTAAAAAACTCGTCGTAGGCCTTAGACAGCGTTGCGAAGCGGTCGCTTTGAATGTCCTCGAACTCACGTAAAGCGGCGCCCGAGTTCAGACCTGACGGTTTTTGGGAGCTGCTCGCAAGCTCGGAAATCCCTTCCTGTCTGTAAGCGTAGCTAATTAGGTTGTCGAGCTGCCGGTAAAGCTCGACAGGAACGCAAGGGGCGACCTCATAGGAGGGTTTTGTGCCCCTATATTTCACAATTGTGCCTATTTCGTTATTGAGGGCCGTGTTTAATACTGCCGACCCCTCCTCAACGAAGACACGGGGCACGCCAACAAGATTTATAGATTTTGTAATCGTGTATAGGAGTTGGTTAATAGACATTTGCGTGCCCATTTGGCGCTCCGCGAGACCTTGCCCCCAGAAACCTGCTATCCGGTTGGAGTACCGCAGTTTAGCAAAAGGGAACGACGAGCGGTGCCACGGCTCCTCAAATAAAACGCCGTTATCGCAAAAGATAACGTGCAGCCCGTCCTTAGCACTTTGGGAGCTGGGGAGGTGCCAGGCCTCGGCAACAAGCACCATGTCCGCTATAGTGCTCGTTGCGTCCTTGGTTTCGTCAAGAATGGCGTTCTGCGCACCCTCGATTATGGCAGCAGCTTTAGGGTAGCAGGCCGCTACCTGGTCGCGTTCCATGAGCTTTTTCTCAAAGAGCTGTCTAGGTTCGCCATAAAACGCGTCCTGCTCGTCAACGAGTAGGTCAATGGGCAATCGTCGCTCAAGCGCTACGCGCCCATCGGCGTCCTCTAGAATTTTAATTAACCCGGTTCCGAAAACGCAGGCATCGCGAAGGCTTTCCAGGCCTTTTTCGTAGGCCTTTGTTTGGTAAAATTCGCCTTGAATGAATGCGTTTCGCTGCTTCGCTTTTTTTCGCTCACGCCATGAGCCATTGTCGGTCAAGAACAGCGGCCTGGGCTTATTCTGCCCCATACGGGCCGTTAGCGTGTCAATGCCGCTCGTAATCACTGACATGGTGGGCCTGTTATTCGGTAGCGAGGAGTTGGTTTTTAGGACGCGTGGGTTGGAGCCCGTCGGGCCAGCAAGGGGCATGTTGCCGTAAAGCCGCGCAAGGACGCCAACCTCGTTAACCATGCGCCGGTTGGACTCGGAAACGAGTGAAAATGCGCTCGTAACAGACGCGAACATGTCCACCTTAGACGCTGCATCCCACCAGCGATTTGGGGACGCGGGCCTGCTAGAGGTTGTTTTAGCTTTAATGATGTTAGGCGTGTCTAGCGGCGTTACTTTCGGCATGAATCCTTCCTAGTCGGAGGCGTTCGCTATTTCGTCCAACGTGGGGGCCGACCAAAACAAAAGCTCGTTGGGAGTGAGGGCTGGGGTGGGGTCCGCAGGCGCTAGGAACTCCTCTTGAGGTGGCCTATGGGGCGGCGTCTCTAGGGTCGGTGAGTTGAAAGTAAGCGTAATGTCCGAGATGCGAATCGAACCAATACGGGAAGCCCTAAACAGCGTTAACAGCGCAGACAAATCGGGCGTTTCCATTAGCGTGCCGCCCTAACGAGGGCTTTTAAGATATTCGCACGACGTTCCTTTTGCTCGCCTTCTGGGTCCTGCACGTCTTGCTTAAAGCCGGGTGTGTCCTGCTCGTCCGATAGGAAGTCGTTGTTTTCATGCTCGGCAACGTCGAAGTTATCGATGGACTCCTCGCCCTCGGGGCGCGCCCCTTTGCGTTTAGCCATAAGGATGTCGACAATGCCGCCGTGGGCGTAGCCGCCCATTTGCATTGGGCCACGCATTTGAGGCCCGCCGCCACCTGTTACGGCAGTCCCCGAGGGGGGAATGACAGAGGGCATACCGCGACCTTGCCCCATATTAGGGAGGGGCGGGCGGTTGCCGCCCATAGGAGCCCCAGCGCGTGCGTTCTGCATCATATTCATGGCCCGCTGGCGCCGATCGTCGCCGAGTTCAGGCCTGTCCCATGCCTCCACGCGTCCCGTCCCACGATTGCCCGGGTTTTTGTCCCCCTGCGCTCCCATAAACTCACGCCCTGGCCTATTGGCCATTTGGGTGTCCCCACCCCAAGGGTCTGCCTTTGCGCCTTGGCCCCCTTCACGCTTACGCTCGTCGTCCCCAGCCATGCCCCCGTAGGCCATTTTCTCGGTCTCTGCCGGTTTGTCCTTTAAGCGCTGCCGCCGGTTGAACGCCCGCATCATGAGGTTATTCATTCTCGTCCCCTTCGCCCTCTTCGTACTCGTCGTGGGGGCTCATTTCGTAGGCGTCCATAAAGGCGCAGAGGGCTTCGCAGAGCTGCTTAGGGCTTTTCTGGTCAATGCCGCGCAGGATATCCGAAGCTAGTGTAAGCTTGTCGTCCTGCCCGTCGGGGTTGGTTTCGATGGCAATCTCAACCCCGGGCCCGCCGCCGCTTTTTTTCTCAATGACCCCGCCGCCCTGCGCACGTTTCTCTAAAAATGGAAGCATTTTTACCCCTATCTGACGCAGTTGCCGAAAATAGCTGCGTTGTTCGCGTTTAAAATCACGTAACAATTCACCTCATGAGAGGAGGGGACGCGATGGACGCGGTACACCTCCACCCCGTTGGGCACGGGCTCGGGTTGGGTGGCGTAGCCTTCGCTTCGGGCCATGTCGGAACAGGCCCCGAGGTTCAGGACAACAAGCGTAAGGACAACGCAGGTCACAACGGCAAACATTGCAAAAAGTCGGTCGGTCATACTTATGACCGTTTGTGCGAGGTGGGTGCGTGTACACGTGGCGTGTACAGCCTTAGGGCATGAAAGCGCCGTTAAAACAGTGGGTTAACTTTTCAGCGTGTACACGTGGTGTGTACAGACTTAGGCCCCGCTCCAAATCTCTTCTTCGCGCTGCAATCTCTCTAATGTGTCCGCTTCCATGCGTGCCTCCTCGGCCTTGCCCCATTCAGGGGAGCCAACGAGGAGGGGTGCGGGCTTATTTTTAAATAGGTACGAATGCGCCTCTTTGAACGCGTAGAGTACCGCGTCGATAATGTCAGAGTGGTGCCCAGGCTTAAGCACTAAACGCGTCGGGGTAGAACGCTCGTAATCGACCTGCAAGGTCGCTGAGTCGGTAGCAAAGGCGCTTGCACGGTTTGCTTTAAAGCGGCCTGCAAGTAAGAAGTCGTTTAGGAAGGTTGCATTTTCAAATTTCCGCGCCTTATCCGCAGCCTGAACAGGCAGCGCGTACCGCTTCCTTATTTCCTCAGCAATCTTTTTCCCTAGAGCGCCCTCGTCAACGACAATTTTTTCGACTTGGTAGGTGTCCAAGTACTTCCTAATCTTGCCCGCAAGCGTTGTGATGTCCTGCCCCCGTGTAATGTCTTCGTGGACTAGGTAGAGGTTGGGCGTAAACTCATTCCAAGCCAGAACACAGATAGCGTCGGCGTCGTTAATACCCAAATCGACGCCCATGATATAGCGCCACCGACCGTCGGGGATGGTGTCGTAATGGTTGCGGTCGGGGTCGTATTTAATAAAGAGGGCGTCTAGGTCCTTAACCCATTGGTTCCCGTACTCGCGCAGTAGGGTTGGGTTGTCAGACAGCCAGTTATTACGGCGCTTGAGGGTTTCAATGAACGCGCCGGGATTGGGCAGATAGGGGTTTTGCAACAAGGACCATTTATGCACCGAGAAGCCAAGTTTCCCGTGGCAGGCGTCATAAAATACCCCACGGTTAAGAGCGCCAGGTGTGCCAGTTAGGGCGAGCCATGAGTCGGAAAAGTCGAGGAGCGCGGGCTCGATTACGTCTTGAATTAATGACTGCAGGTGGGCCCCAAAGTCCTGCGCCTCGTCAATTCCCACTGCGGGGCTGCGGACCCCCTTGAGGCGTTTAATAAAGTTAGTCATATCGGCGCCAAAGAGCTTTAGGCGGGCACCATTGGGCAGCGTCATGGTGAGATTGGACTCAGTAAAGTCGGCCCCTAGCTTATGGGTTGTGTCCAGTTCCCGCAGGACGGGCCACATAATTTCCCGGGCCGAGTCGCGAGTCAGTGCGATATACCTACAGGTTTCGCCGGGGTGTTTATTCATTTGCGTTAAAAAGCGTCGGGCTAGGCCTACAGTCTTGCCTGCGCGCCGTGTGCATTGGGCTAGCACCCGGGGGTTCGTGTCCTGCACGAAAAAGCACTGCGGACCAAAGTTAGGGTCGTGGAAGGTCTGCGGGACGATGGTTTTTTGGTAGGACCTGGCGACCTCGCGCGGACTTAGGCGGCGGGTTGGTTTACGTTTAGTCATCTTCCTGGCCGCGCTGTAGTTTCATAGCGCGATAATGCAGGACAAATCGCTTTTCGTCCTCATTGATTGGGAACTCGTCGGGCTCGGTGACTAATTTCCCAAGGGCAAGCTCGGAGAGGGTTTTGAGCATGTCCCCGTTGGCCTCAATTTTAGTCTTCAGTAGCACCTCAACGATTATCCCGTCGAGAATGCAAAGTCCGCTTGTGTCGAGGTTGCTTAGGACGCTTGTTGGTACGCTGAAGTAAGTCAGTAGGCGCGCGCGAAACGCGTCACGGTTGTATTTAACCGCGTGGGCCAGTTGAGGCGGTAGGGCGGGCGGGCGCCCCTTGCCATATTTATGTCCTTTTACAAAGGGTGTTTTTCTTGGTTTTGCCAATTTGCCTCAATTAAAGGTTGTCCTTGTCGGCGAAGCGCGCTCACCCCGACCACGACCGCGCCCGCGACCCCGACCACGACCACGACCCCGACCACGACCCCGACCACGACCACGCCCGCGATCCCGACCACGACCGCGCCCGCGACCCCGACCACGACCACGACCCCGACCACGACCGCGCCCCATAGCTATTTTTTATGGGCCGTCTCATTTTAATTCCACTGACTCGTCGATCATAGCGACCGCGCCCGCGATCCCGACCACGCCCGCGCCCCCGACCGCGACCACGGCTGCGATCCCGACCGCGCCCGCGCCCGCGACCACGACCACGACCACGACCCCGACCGCGACCACGGCTGCGATCCCGACCGCGACCGCGACCACGACCACGACCCCGACCACGACCACGACCACGGCTGCCATTTGTTGTTAAGGGGGGGGAGCATGGTTATTTCAGTACCATGTAGGACTCGACGGAGTTCATTCGGATATAAACGGGGTGAGGCAGGTCCTGCATATCAGTCCATTTTTTGTCCAGTAGCGGGCCCGTATCGTAAACGATACCGGCATCGTCAAGCCGCACCTGGTTCTCGTCCAACTCCACTAGCTTGCCTGTATAAATGTAATTCATGCAAAAAAGTGTAATTCTCTGACCTACTAAACTATTGAGCCCAATTATGTTCATTTTGTTCCCTCGTTTGCGTTGTAAACCATGTTTATTTTAGAACGGCAATAATAATGTTGCCCACGGGGACCCAAGCGGTTTTTGAGTTGACCGTTAGTAGGATACCGTCGGGGTTAGTAACGACATGCATTTTTAACCCGGGGATGCGGTCACAGTTGAGAGTTGTTTCGGTTTTGCCGCCGGGGAGGCGCGCCGCAGATTGTAAAAGCGCAATAGCAACCTCGGCGCCGTTTGCGGTGGCCAGGTTGCTTGGGCGGGGATCGGACGCGGGTAGTGTCGTGGTTTTCATGGGACTCCTCGTTAAAGTAGGTAGGGCGTGTATTTCATTCGCCCGACTAGGTCGCGGGCGCTACGGGTCAAGTGGGAATAGGCTGTGTGTGGCCCTTCACCTAGCAGGAGCTTCGCTATACCAAGGAGGCGAAACGGCTCTTTAACGAACACAAAATGAATGACCTCACCTTGTGTTATGGCCATGCCTAGCAATAGATTAGGGTCATTATCGGCGCAAGCTACGCTCACCGTAACACCGGGGTCGTCAACGAGCGCGGCCACCTTATTGTTATAGAAACGCCAAAACTCGGTTACTGGGGCGACGCGGGCGAGAATGTTGCCGTAATAGTAGGCGTTTAAAAAGGACGCAAAAATAAAGGGGCGGTCGGCCACCAAAAAGGGCCGCACTGCAATGCCCTTTATTTCCATATGGCGAGGACTTTTTTCATGTTCTTGAGGCGTTTCCTGACTGTCCAAAAGCTCACCCCCAAAGATTTCGTTATTTGCCGCAAGCTAAGGCCCTGACAATGAGCGGCCCACACTGCACGATCTAGATCGTCATCAAATGCATAGGTTTCCAGAATATGCGCTGCCGTTTGAAAGTAGATGCGACGGCGGTCCCCTAACCTATGTGCCTTGAGGACCCGACTACCCCAGGTTTGGCGGTAGGGCTCGCCCTCCTCGTTGTAGGACTCGGCATCTACGAAACCCGAGGCGGCGAGCTGCTGCTCCCAGTAGCGCGCCAACGCCTCGGGTATTTTTAAAGGGCCGCCCTTATACCGCCTCACACTGAACCGCTGGGGCAGCAACGGGTTCGCTGGCAGGCGCCGCCGCATTCAATAAGGACAGCGAGCTGTCCAAGCGATCGATTTCGCGCTCAATTTCGGCCATGCGCTTTTCTAGGTGCGTTTTTTTAAAGCTGCAATCCGCCCACAAGGCGCAGAGCGTTTTGTATTTTTCGTTTGCTTCGGTTTGGTATGGGGAGGTCATAGTAACTCCGAAAAAACGGGGGTAATTGGAAGCCGTTTTAGGGGCTTGGGGCCCTTGTCCCCTTTGGTCCCACGCTTTTTAGGTTGTTTAAAAAGGGTTAGCAGACTTTGGATTAAGCGATTCATTATGGTTCACCTTGTGTGTCGAGAATTGCAAAAAGCAATGACCGCATTGCTTTTTGCAATGGGCTTGAGCGCAACAAGACACCGTCTTCGGGCGCCCAAAGAGTGTTATCGGCGAGTAGATTTTGTGCTTTTTGCCGGATAGCACCGAGCTTTTCGATAGCGGCGTGGATATGGCGTTCAGAAATAATCAAGTCGGTCATTGCTAAGACGTGCCCCCTGAGTGAGGGGTGTCTTGCAACGGTTAGGCCAAGGCGCGGTTTGTGCAGCACTGTTCAACGGTCGGCCTGTTTATTCCAAATCGTTGTGCAGGGGCCGCAACGGGCGCGACCCACAAAGTTAGTAATAAACACGGTTTTGCACCGGACGCACGCTACAGTCCGGCAGGACGGGCACAGGTCCGACTTATGGGAGGTATCAAGTCCGCAGCGCATACACGCGGTATACGCCATGCGCTTGCCCTGTCCTACAGGGCCAAGGGGCTTTTTCGGTAGGTCTAGTATAACTGTAAGTGACATGAGATTTCCTTTCGATTAAGAGGCGGTGTTGAAGCTAGCAGCAGTGGCGCTTTTCTTGGGGCGCGTCGTTTTAATAATAACCAGCAGGGCCTCACATTGCGCGACCGTGAGTTCGCTTGAATGTTTAATCCCCCATTTTTCTTGCATAACAACCTGAACATTGGCGGCGGTCCAACTGCACGCCCTGGCCAACCCAAAGAGCCGTTTTGTGTGCATATCCGATGCCAACACAGGGGCGGCGGCTACGGGTTCAACCCTCCGGGCCTGCGTGGTGGGGGTTGGGGTCGGTGGGCGCTCGGGGGTGGGGTCGGATTTGGCAGTGGCCCGCGTGGCTGGGGGTGGCTCGCCGGCGTCGGGCGACGCTTGCGCCATTTCATCCGAGGTGTACACGCCCGCTAAGTCGTCGGGAAACGCTTTTCGTAAAGCCATGGCCTCCGCACACTTGGCGAGCATGACGTCGCTCATTTTGGCCCATATCTGCGTAGGCCGACCGTCGCGGCCTACCTGCTCATAGCTTTTCAGTGTCGCGGTCCCAAACAGTGGCTCCTTAAACCCTTCGCGCCAAACGCCTACCCGGGCGGCGAGGGGTGGCCCGTCCTGCACCCAAACCTCGCGCCATATCTCATCCTTACCGCACCAAAATGGCCCAATTTGACCCTGATAATTGCCCGATCGTTCTGCAATGGCGCGGAACCCGTCTATGCTAGTTTGCACGGTCATCTGGTCGCCGCGCTTAATCGCGTAGATTTGCCGTTTCAAGGGGTCTAGCTGTGTGCGTTTGGCGTAGTGCAGGAATAGGCAGAACTCGTCGGTTGTTAATCCGCGCGCGACGGTGTTTTTAATCAGCTCGATTTGGTCGTTGGTCAGTGTTGGGGCGGTTGGGCGGGTTGGGTGCAATAAAGTTGGTTTCATATTGTGTCCTCGTTGTTGTTGGTTAAATAGATAGTAAACTCAGTTTACATTGACTGCAAGGGTTAAACCCAGGCCGGTAGCTCCAAATCTTCCATTTGCGTGGAATAGCCCCAGGCGTCGCTCTTGACGTTATAATTGCTTAGTTTGCGTAGGCAGTAGTCCCGCTCGGCAAGCCCGCGCTCTAATTGGTCGGGTCGTACACAGTACGTCGCAATACCAAAGGGGGCGGACTTTTCGACAACGACAAACACAAACCCCTTGGGCTTAAAGGGCGGGGCGCCCGATTGCAGGGCCGCTTGCTCAAAACCGTCCATATAGTGAGCGGCGGATAGCACATAGTCGTAGGACGCGGCGTCGCGCCCAAAGGCTATAGGGCTCGCATCCTCGGTTGTTTTAAGGTCAACAATTAATCCCTCGGGCGTAATGCAATCTGCCTTGGCTTTGCATAAAATGCCGGTTGCGGGGTCGATCCAATAGGCGGCGCGCTCAATTGCTCCCTGTAGGTAGCTGTGTGCAGTAGGGTGACCCTCAAGCGCTGCCGCGATTTGATTAACCCGGTTAAAGTCGTCCTCCGCGACGGCGTGTTTCCCCTCGTTTTTGCGTAACAAATCAGCATCGGCGTTTTTCCCTTCCGTTGTGTTGCGTTTAATCCAGGCCGGTTTCATGAAATATTGACTATTAAACGCCCCGCTCCCCTCAAGGGCGCGCGTGTGGACGAGTGACCCAAACTGTTGGGCGGGCTTAGGCGCCGAGGGATTTGCTTTGTCCGCTAAGTAGTGGGTCACGGACCGTTTCATTTTTTTAATGTTGGACGAGCTAACGCCCTGTCCGTTGTGATAATCCTGATTTGTCATTCCGTCGTAGAAGCCGGGTTTCATAACTTTCCTTTATAAAAAAGCGGCGGCGCAAGGGCTACTGTTTGCCTCATCTAAGCGGTTTCCGTCCCTACTCACCGCCGCTTTGTTGTTGTCTTAAATACACAGTAAACTAGGTTTACTGTGTAATCAAGAAAAATCGCTCTGCTCTACTCGGCGCAGCTCCTCTAGGGTGGCAAATTTATGGGGGCGGCCCGCAACCAACAGAGTATACGCCCTTGTGTCGAACGTGGTAAGCCAACGCAACACCTCGCCTCGGCCCTCCTCGGTCAATGTCCCCCTTTGGGTTATAAAGTCTACCGCTCGGGTCGCAGACCACCCCAGGAGGTGCATGTTTTCGGCGACATGTCGTTTAGCGGACTGAATAGCCAGCTTTTGGCTCCGCACGCGGCGGGGGTTTGGGACGCAGCCAAATCGGACAGCTTGCTTTTTCGTGGGCGTTTTCATGACGTTTTCTCCTTATAGATAGTGCTAGTGGTGCTTTTTACTGAGGTTGCATGGCCCCTGTGATTTTCTACAAACCGCAGGGCCACTACAGCGGACATAACGAGCCGGGACACGTCGCATGTAGTGCAGTGGACCTTAAACCGGGTAAGGCGCAACTGCGCGGTTGCTTCGCGCTCCCGGTAGCAGTCCTCTACGTAACGTAACCAAGCTTGCTGGAATGTTTGCGTGGTTGACATAGGAACAACGCGGACAGTTGTGTGAATAGGAGGCAGGACAACATGCTGGGTGTTTCTCATGTTAATGTACCCCCGGTTGCGCGTCGTGAATAGTCGCCGCCCATAGGTAAAGCGCTTTTTCCTGTGGGCGGGCTAAGGACAGCTGCTTAGCGACCATAACTGCCGAGGTTGTAATCGCATGCCCGCTTTGATCCGAAAATGCGACAACGGCCCGCTTATGGTTAGTTAAGTCAACAGGCCCTTGCGTTGCCGGGTTGGGCTTGCATGGACTCTTAAAGTACCGCTTTAAGCTGGCCAGTACGACGTGGGGGTTAAGTGCTGGTTTTTTCATTGGCGCACCCCTGTTTGAGTTGAGTCAGGGTTGAAAAATACGTGCTCAATAACAGCCCCCACGCACACTAGCGTGTAGAACGCGGCTAACATTTGAATTCCTAACATTTGCATACTGCTTCCTTTTTTTGTGTTGCTTCATTGCCCCACCTCTAAACAGTAAACTCGGTTTACTTAGTGTGCAAATAAAAAAACGGCCTACCTTTAAAAAAAGATAGGCCGCTTGCAGTTAATCCATTCTCAGGAGGTGGCGAATATATCCGCTGAACGTGTCCCCGTAGCCTAGGCGGCGTTTCAACTCGACATAGACCGCTTTTTCTAAACGAATCAAGTTACTCATTTCTATTTGTGTTTTCTTTTTTTTGGGTTTTTTGGCGCTTTTTGTGTCCTTGGGTGCAGGCGGTGTCATGGGTGCTCCTTTGCGTAAACCTGGTTTATGGTCTCTTCCCCAACTAACTGCTGGCCACGTCGCTGTCAAGAGGTGGGCCGAGTTGCAACATGCACGACTCGGCAAGTGTGCATTACCCCAGATGCTTTGTAAGGCCTATTTAGGCGTGGCCCGCTGTTTGCAAAAGCGGCCTGGCCACAAAATCACCGAGGGTATACTATGCGTTTTCAAGCCACTGCAGCGGCGTCCGAGGATTCTGCCAACTATGTCCGTTTAAAAGCCGGAGACACCGTTAAAGGGGTGTTTCGCGGGGACCTTTTTGAATTTAAAAAACACTGGGTCGGAAATCATACCGAGTTTTGCGCAGGGGACGCTGCGTCGTGCCCTCTTTGCCTTGCCGACCCCAGTAAAAAAGCTCAGTTTCGGTTTCGGGTTAATTTAGTCATTAATGAGGGTGGCGCCTTAATCCCTAAAATCTTTGAACAGGGCTGGCTTGTGTATTGCCAGCTGCGGGATATTCACACCGATTTTAACCTTGAAAAAACAGTTGTGAAAATTACGCGCACTGGATCAGGCCTACAGGACACAACCTACTCCGTGTTGCCTGTCCCGGGCGGCGACGTAAAGCCGGACTTTGAAAAGCGCCTCAGTGAAGTAAAGTTACTCGATTTAATGCCCTCTGAGGCACTGGCAGCGAAGCCCCACGACGAACACGCCAATGAGGGAATGTTTACTGATGACATTCCATTTTAAACCCTACTTTCCACAACTGTCTTGACGAGTTGACGGATTCACTAACTCTGTTACTTTTTTAGTCGCACCATGACTTTATCAAAAACCGTTAAAGAAGGAGTTTAGATGAAACCAAAAATGTTAACCGCAGATGCAGCAAACTTTATTGGCACGACTATTTTAAATGTCCACCACAGGTTGAAATCTCGGGGACTGGATCACAAAAAGAGCGCCAACAGGACTTATTTTGAACACGGGGCGGCGGTGGGGTTTTTCGACCTTTCGCTACCCTCCCCCGCTATTGTCACCGCCGTTACCGTCGTTAAGGGTGGGCCTGGGAAAACATCGGTTGTGAAAAATCTGGCGACAAGGTTGTCGCTTTACGGCGCCCGCGTATTGTTAGTTGACCTTGATCAACAGGGCAACCTTACAAGTGATTTCATTGATAACGCCGACGACCTGCCAATTATGATCGACGTTATACGTGGTGAGGCATCATTTCAGGATGCCCTTGTTAGTGTGTTGCCAGGTGTTGACTTGGTTCCGAGTCGTCTGGAAAATTCTACTTTGGATAAGCTGCTTATGGTTGGGCAGCACCCGCTAGACCGTGTTTTTAAGGAGCTTATTGACTCGGTAAAGGGGGCTTATAATTTCGTTTTTTTAGATTGTCCCCCTGCTCTTTCACAAACGGTCACGGCGGCAATTCTCGCGGCGGACAACGTAATAATTCCTGTTGCCCCAGAGAAGTACTGCCTTTCGGGTCTTAAAATGAGTTATTCCGAAATAAAAGAGATTGAAAAAAAGTTTAAGCGGTCGGTAGACGTTAAGATTTTGATCAATAAATTTGACGCGCGCACCTCACTTTCGAGGGGTATTTTGGAGCAGTTGGCAGCAAGCCCCACATTTTCGGGGCGGATGTTTTCTAGTCTTGTGAGGGTAAGTCAAGACATCCCGAACAGCTCCTTCAACCGCGTTACTATTTTCGACGCCTACAGGCCGAGCACGGCTTCTGAAGATTTTGACATTTTAGCGTCGGAAATTTTAGCCCCCTACAAACCAAAAACAAAAGCAAGCCAGGCCCTCGACTCAACGCCGCTGGGTACTTTGTCTGATAAGAATGGAGTCTAACAATGGCCAGTATTAACGAGATGTTAACAAGGAATAAAAAGCCCTTTAAAAAAACAAGCTATAGGGTTTGGGACGACCTAGAGCCCGCCGCCGCACTACCTAATGGCAACGTAACCCCCGAATTGGGAGTAACCCCCTCGGTTGTTACATTGGTTCAAAATGGACCATTGGTTCAAAACGAACCATTGGTTCAAAACGAACCATTGGTTCAAAATGGACCATTGGTTCAAAATGGACCATTGGTTCAAAATGGACCATTGGTTCAAAATGGACCATTGGTTCAAAACGAACCATTGGTTCAAAATGGACCATTGGTTCAAAATGGACCATTGGTTCAAAA